GGATATTTGAAACAAAAACAGCCGAAAATCTTTAATTAGATTTCGGCTGTTGGGAGGGAGAAGGAATTTTGCAAAGGTCTCGGGAAATATCAGCCACACCAAACTCTGGGCCAATGTTGCCGCCGGCACGATGACCTTCAAATTTATGCAGACAGCCGATGCCCCCGAATGGCTTTGGTGGGCATACGGCGCAATGGTCGGCGGTTATGCCCTGATTAAGCGCGGCCTGTCAGTCATTCCGCAAGTAGCGGAAATCAAGCGGCGCGAAGGAGGCGAAAATGTGGACGGTGATTAAGGCATGGCCGGCCGCATTGCTCGCCGCCGTATTACTGGGCGGCACATATGGTGCAGGCTACGTCCGTGCCAAACATACCTGCACGGCGGAGACGACGCAGATGCAGCTGACCCATACGGCGCAACGTTTGGCTGCCGAGCAGGAATACGGCGTGAAGCTGGCTGCAGCGGCGGCTGAAAAGCAACATTGGTATGACTTATCGCAACGACAAAGCAAAGAGTTGGCCGAGGCACAGGCCGAATTGGAGAAATCCCGCAACACCTTACAGGAGCAAACCCGTGCAGCAGTGGATAAAGACGGCAGCAGCTTTAACGGTATCGGCCCTAACAGCCTGCACCTCTACAAACGCGCCTTCGGATACACCGATTAAAACCGTGGAGGCGGCTGTTTTGCCGCCCGTATCTTCCGGGCTGCTGGTCAAATACGAACGCCCCGAGCGTCCGACCGGCGGCTCACCCGAACAACTTTTAAACCACGTTATCCGCTATGGCGAATACTGCCAAAAGCTGGAAGTGCAAATCTCCGGCTGGCAGGCGTGGTATTCGAAAGGCCGTCTGAAAGATGACTGATTTTGCCGACCAAGCCGCCGAATACGAAGCCGTCTTTTTGAGCGAGGCTTTATCCAAACATCAAACCAAACCTCAACATTCCGTCAGCCTGAGCCACTGTGAAGATTGCGGCAGCCCGATACCTGAAGCCAGGCAAAAAGCCGTCCAAGGCTGTACGCGCTGTGTGTTGTGTCAAGAATATTACGAGAGGGGTTATCCCTAATGGAAAAAACGTTTATCCACATCGAATTTTGGCAGTTGGTCGGATTCCTCCTGTCCTTCCTCGGCATCTGTTTTACCTTCGGCAAAATGCTGCTGGCGCAATTCCGCGAGCAGCAGGACGAACGCCAAAAACAGCAGGAACGCCTGCAAGGCAAAGTCGAAACCATGGAAAACAAACTGGCGGAATTCAACGCCGGTCTGCCCCTGACCTATGTTTTGCGGGAAGACTACATCCGCAATCAGGTCGTCCTCGAAGCCAAGCTCGACAACGTCGCCGAAAAACTCACCGAAATATACAAGATGGAAAGCGTAAAGAAATGATTAGCCAAGAATTGATTGCCAAACAACGCCGCGAGGGGATGCGTTGGAACATCATCAACACCCTTAATAAAGCCCGCCCGCACACCACCAGCGAGACCTTCCTGTTGGACATTATGAACGCGATTTACCCGCAGACCACCGCCACCGAACTGCGCCAGCAGCTCGACTACCTTGCCGACCGCAAAATGGTCGAACTGAATAAAGCACCGCACGGCTTGTGGTTTGCCGACCTGACCAGTTTGGGTGTCGATATTGCCGAATACACGGTCGAATGCCGCGCCGGTATCGCCCGCCCCGAAAAAGTGTGGAGCTGATATGGCAAAACGCAGCGTCATCGACCAACTCCCCGAAGCCGTACGCCACGAGTTCGAACGGAAACTCGTCGAAAACGGCTTCGCCGACTATCAGGCATTATCCGAATGGTTGCAGCAACAGGGATACGAAATCAGCCGCTCCGCCGCCCATCGGTACGGCCAAAAAGTACAGCGTCGGTTTGCCGCCATCAAAAACAGCACCGAAGCGGCACGCCTGATTGCCGAAGGTGCGGCAGACGAGGGGGATACCCGCTCCGAAGCCTTGATGGCGATGTTGCAGACAGAGTTGTTTGAGGCATTGGTGCAGATTGGCGAGATGCCCGAAGACGAGTTAAACGCGCTTGACCGCTTCGGGATTATGAGCGAGGGCGCGCGCAAAATCAGCGGGCTGATTACCGCCGGTACGCGCCTGAAGGAATATCAGGCAAAAGTTAAAGCCAAAGTCCAAGCCGCCGCCGAAAACGTGGCCAAGCAGGCAAAAAAAGGCGGGCTGTCCGACGCGGCTGCCGAAGCCATCCGCAAACAGATTTTAGGTATCGCATCATGACGACCCAAACCGAAGACCGCACGCCATCGGCATTGCTGCCTTACCAGCAGCGTTGGTGCGCCGATAACTCTCCCGTCAAACTCTGCGAAAAATCCCGACGCATCGGTCTGAGCTGGGGCGAGGCTGCCGATACCGCCTTACTTGCCGCCTCATCGGGTGGCATGGACGCATGGTACATAGGCTACAACAAAGACATGGCTTTGGAGTTTATCCGCGATTGTGCCAACTGGGCGAAATTCTACGGTTTGGCGGCGGGAGAAATCGAAGAGACCGAGGAGGTGTTCGTCGAGGGTGACGACAAAAAATCCGTCCTCGCCTTCGTCATCCGTTTCGCGTCCGGCTGGCGCGTTACCGCCTTATCCAGCCGCCCCTCAAACCTTCGCGGTAAGCAGGGGCGCGTCATCATCGACGAGGCGGCGTTCCACGAGCAGCTCGGCGAGCTGCTCAAAGCGGCAATGGCATTGCTGATGTGGGGCGGGCAAGTACACATCATCTCTACCCATGACGGTGTGGACAATCCGTTCAACGAGCTGATTACCGACATCCGTGCGGGCAAAAAGCCGTACTCCATCCACCGCATTACTTTCGACGAGGCCGTTTCAGACGGCCTCTACCGCCGCATCTGCCTGCGTTTGGGCAAGGAGTGGACACCCCAAGGCGAAGCCGCGTGGTGCAAGGAAATCCGCGATTTCTACGGTGAAGATGCCAGCGAAGAGTTGGACTGCATCCCGAAAAACGGCGGCGGCAAATGGCTCAACCGAGCCTTGATTGAGAGCCGTATGAGTCCTTATACGCCGGTTATCAGATACGACCAAAGCGATGAGTTCGGCCTCTTGCCCGAGCCGCGCCGCGCCGCCGAAGTAGCGGACTGGATAGCCGACACCCTGCAACCGCTGCTCGACGGTTTGGATAAAACCCGGGTTTCCTTTGTGGGTGAAGACTTTGCCCGCAGCGGAGACCGTACCGTCATCGTCCCTTTATTGCAGCAGACTAATTTAAGCCTTAAGCCGCCGTTCGTGTTGGAGTTGGGCAATATGCCGTTTGCCCAACAAGAGCAAATCATGAAACACCTGTTGCACGGCTTACCCAATCTGCGCGGAGCGGCATTGGACGCGCGCGGCAACGGTCAATCAATCGCCGAAGCCATGCGCGACGAATTTGGCGCGGAGGTATGTGAGTCGGTCATGCTCTCGGAAAACTGGTACCGCACCCATACCGCGCCGTTCAAAGCCGCCCTCGAAGACGGCACGTTGGACGCAATCCCGAAAGACGAAGACATACTGACCGACTTGCGCGCCTTCGAGCTGGTCAGAGGCGTGCCGCGCATCCCCGATGTACGCACCAAAGGTCAAGACGGCAAAAAACGCCACGGAGACGCGGCGATTGCCTTTGTCCTTGCCCATTACGCCAGCCGCGAGCTGAATACCGGCCCGATACGCGTAGCCAGCCGCCGAATCCGCCGAAAAAGCGCATTAACCAAAGGTTATTAAGGTATTTAAAGAGTACATATCATGCCCAAACCCCACCTCAAACTCAAAACCAGTCAAGGCATCATGACCTTCAAGCCGCAGGATTTATCTGCCCATCTCGCCGTTTCACGCCCGTTTTTCAGCGGTTTTGACGGTTGGCTGCCTAATCCCGACCCCGTTTTGCGCAAAATGGGCAGGCAAATCTCCGTTTACCGCGAGCTGATGCGCGACCCCTTAGTCGGCTCGTTGGTGCGCCGCCGAAAAGCCGCTGTCGCCCGCCTCGAATGGCGGCTTGAGGGCGACGACACCCCTAAAAATGTCCGGGATTTTATCGATAGCTGGTTAGCTGAAACTGATGTTTACCGCCTGATTAAAGATGTTTTAAACGCCGTTTTTTACGGTTACCAGCCCATCGAGCTGATTTGGCGTACCGATTCTGCATGGCTGCCTGAAAAAATCATCGCCAAACCGCAAGAGTGGTTCGCCTTCAACGACGACGGCGAGTTGCGTTACATCCAAAACGGGCTGACCGATACCGTTCCCCCGCCTTATAAGTTCCTCTGCCCGACGCATGAGACAGATTATCTCAACCCCTACGGTTTAGGCGATTTGGGCTTGGTTTTTTGGCTGGTCACCTTCAAACGCGGCGGCCTTAAATTCTGGATGCAGTTCACTGAGAAATACGGTGCGCCTTGGCTGATTGGTAAAGAGCCGCGTTCCAACACCCCTCAGGATACCGACAAACTGTTAGACGCGCTCGAAGCCCTGATCGGCAACAGCGTCGGCACCATCCCCAACGACTCCAGCGTTGAAATCCACGAGGCAAGCGGCAAGGCATCATCTATTGATGCCTACGACAAGCTCATCCGTTATTGCCGCTCCGAAATCAGCATTGCGCTGCTCGGACAAGATCAAACCACCGAAAAAGACAGTACCCACGCCAGCGCGACCGCTGGTTTGGAGGTAACGGACGACATCCGTGACGGCGATACCCGTATTGTTGAGGCGGCATTAAATCAGTTGATAAAGTGGGTGGTGGAGATTAATTTCGGGGACGTATCCGCGCCGAAATTCGTACTGTTTGAAAACGAAGAGAGCGGCACAAAAGAGCGTGCCGAAAGAGATAAGATGATGGTGGATGCCGGTGCCAAGTTCACCAACCAATACTGGCAACGCACATATGGCCTTGAGGACGGCGACTTGGCAGACGAAGTCCAACCAACCCAAGAGGGCAGGGCTGCTGATTTTGCCGAGTTCGATTTGACGGATGCAGGTTTGGTCATCGACGGACTTGCACCCGATACGGGCATCCTGAATAAACAAGGCGAATGGCTGACTGCCGCCCTAGTGGCTGAATTAAGGCAGGGTGAAACCTCCGAAAACCTGCTCGACCGTCTGTCCGCCGCCTATCCGAACATGGACGATACCGCCTTGCAAAACGAGTTGGCACGCCTGATTTTCCTTTCCGAATTGGTCGGCAAAGTTGAAGTAGCGCGGGAGATTAAATCATGAACTCCGAAGATATTAAAGCCGTCTTCGGCATGACGCCGGAAGCTGCCGTCGCCTATCTCAAGCAAAAAGGCATTGCCATATCTTGGGACTGGCAGGATATGTTGGACGACGCGCACGCCACTGCCTTTACGGTGGCCAAAACCGCCAAAATGGATGTGCTGTCCGACATCTATTCCGCCGTCGTCGATGCCGCCGAACAAGGCCGGACGCTGGAAGAGTTCAGCCGCGAACTTGCCCCCGTTCTGCAGCGCAAAGGCTGGTGGGGCAGGAAGGAAGTTCAAAATCCCGAAGGGGAAACCCAAAGCGTACAGCTCGGCAGCCCCCACCGCCTGAAAACCATCTACCTGACCAATATGCAGTCGGCCTACATGGCGGGTCGCTACGCCGAAATGATGGACTCCATCGATACGCACCCTTATTGGCAGTACGTTGCCATCAACGACAGTCGCACCCGCGAAACCCACCGTATGTTACACGGTCGCGTCTATGCAGCCGATGACCCGGTGTGGGACAGCCTGTATCCGCCCTTGGATTATCGCTGCCGCTGCCGGGTTCGCCCTCTGTCGCGCGGTATGGGTGAGAGCCGTGTTCAAGCCAGACCAACTCTTGAGTCCGTCACCGTCGATATAGGCTCGAATCCTTATACCGGAGAGGCACGCTATGCCCGGCGCACCGGCATCCGCGTGAATAATAAATTCATCGCCCCCAATGCGGGCTTCAATGCCAACCAAGGCAAATCCATGTTGTCCCGCATGGCGCAAATTGCCGTGGAAAAGGCGCAGGCAACCCATCCGGATATCGCCCGGATTGCCATCAAAACCATGATGGCTAACCAGAAATTCAAAAACGCCCTAACCCCCGAATCGTTGGCATGGGTGCGCGAATTATTGAGGGGCTGACCATGCTTGAAATTAAATTAGACGCAGACCAGCTCAACCACGGCTTGAATACGCTGCTCAAAAACGCCACCGACACCCGCGCCATGATGCGGGGCATCGCCACCGAGTTGCTGTCTATGACCGAAGAAAACTTCGAATCCGAAGGTTGGGGCGGACAGCGGTGGAAACAAAGCCGGCGCGCCGCAGATGAAGGAGGCAAGACCCTGCAAAAAAGCGGGCAACTCGCCGCCAGCCTGACCACACAGGTCGGCAGCAACTATGCCCGCATCGGCAGCAACAAAAAATATGCCGCCATCCACCATCTCGGCGGTCAAGCAGGCCGCGGCCACAAAACCAACCTCCCAGCACGCCCCTATCTCCCCATCAACGGCAACAACCAACTCCAACCCGATGCCGAACGCAGAATCCTCGACATCGCCATCGCCGCCCTCAAAAAAGGACTCTGACAATAAAAAACGGACGATAAAATGTCGTCCGTTTCTTGTTGCACTATTTGCAACTCCATTTCACTTTTTCCATCCCGCCCCATCCCCCATCATCCCACTTCTTCCCATTTATCTCATCATTCCTATATATTTATCTCATTGGGTTTCAGCTGCCGGCGTTGCGGGTGTTCATGTTGTACACGCCGTTTAAGCCTTTGAACACGTCGCCGGCGGCATCCGTGCGGTAGCGTTCGAGGTATTCGCGGCCGGCGTAGACGCTGGAAACGTTTTTATAAAACACGTCGTCCG